ACCCCTTAGCAATAATCTCAACAAGAAGGTCCACACGGACCAAAAAGGAGGACAATAATGTCCACATGGGTAAACATCCACCCAGCACGAGGAACCTCGTCGGTAAAGCCAAACGGCACTCTCAAGACAACGATTCAGTCGTATCAACGAGCCGACGGAACAGTCTGGTATTCAGTCGATTTCTTCATGGCTGACGAAGATGGCTTCGGCACAAGCAGTGTTGTCACATTCTTCCCTGAGATGAATGCCTACGAACTCTCTGTGGCGTACCCACAAGCCATCTGGAACAACCCAACCACGGTCTAAGCCCCACTGCACCAGCCCACAGTCCCACGCCTTAGATAGCCTTCTGGCAGCGTATGCAGGCACTTTGAATAGTGCCGAACAACCTGAAAGAATCAAGCCATGGACGATTACAACTGGAGAACAAAAGTTGTTCAGTCATGTCCGCTGTGGATTGGTGAACTCGGCAGGGAAGAGATTGTCGAATGGGTCCAAGAGCAAGCCGATTGTGACCTCGGACTGATGCAAATCGAATACACCCGATGCGATGCCCTTGACCGCCCGTACTGCTCCTCGAGCGTCGGGGCTTCGCTCTGGGGAATCATGGTCGACGAGGACGGGGAAGGATATTGGGAGTTTGTCAAGGGCAACACCTCGTTCCTGCACATCGGTCTTGCCAAGCGGTGGGCTGCTGCCCAATCGGAACTTTGGGCTGTGGCTGATGCGAACATGAACATCGGCGGCGCTGACTGGGATTTCGAAGATGAGGATGACGACGAGTTTTATTGATAGTTGACTCGTGACCCTATATCGGATAATCTGTGGGTGGAGGAAGGGAGAAGATGAAGAAACTGAAAACAGCCAAGGACATAAAGTTCAGGGTTTACAAGGTTAAAAGGGGTCACGCCGCAGCGCTGATGCCAATCGACATCGACATTGCAATCGCAAAACTCTCCATCGCTCCAACAATCCCGTTCTTCGCAAAGTTGGCAAAATGACAAAACTTAATCTGACCGAACTTCAAACGCTTCTTGACCAAGCAATCACAATCGAAAGCGTCAAGAAATACCGAGACAACCTTCACGCTCCGATTTACCAAGTAAACGCTCAAGTATTTGATTGGGGAATTGCAAAGGTTTACATCAACGGCGTCGAATTCACTGAATGGTCGAAGCCGTTCCGCACATTTCAGACGGATTACTTCACCAGAAGCGGACGAATTGCTGGCGAATTTGGTTTTCAAGCGGAGCGCTTCAACACAAAGAAACAAGCCAAACCCTCAGTTGTTGAGTATCTCTGTGAGTTGATTTCAAATTTAGACGATTGGTGCGATGACCCTCGGGCAACGGAAGAAGCCATAAAAGAATTTGATGACATCATGAAATCGTTGAATACTTGACGCCGAAGGCTATCTCGAGTAGTTTTTTATCGGAGGGACGGAAAGCCTCCAGAAAGAAGGAAACAATGGAAATGCAACCATATCCACTTTTGTGGAAACAAGCAAAAGCAGCGGGTGAAGCCGCCGCCAAGAAAGTGACCCCGACACCAATGGTGGTGGTCGATGCGAACCTTGATGGTTCACCGAAAGCGGGCGGTAAAGAGTGGTTCGTTTCCTCTGGAGTTTGCGGATTCGGATTGATTCGAATCAAGCCAGCAACTGGTGGATTCGCCAAATGGCTCAAAAAGAACGGTTACGCCTTCACCGATTCCTACTACGGCGGTGTCGTTGCTCACGCTCATCCCGAGTTCACCAGCAACTCTCCCGCTTGCCAGAGCATGGAAATCAACGGTGCATACGCCTCAGCGGTCGCCAAGTTTCTCAAGGAGGCTGGAATTCCAGCATCAGCAGAAACACGGATGGATTAGGGAAATGGCTGAACCGTTCATGTTCGCTCAACCGCTCGACGAACCCGTCAGCGCCGTCTACATGCCTCATCCATCGATTCAGGTGGAATGCACCCTCGTCGGGGTTATCGGCACCCCAGAGAGCGTCTGGGCGAGTGTGGAGGCAAACGGCGAGCAGACACTCGTACCAATTCACCAAGTCTTTATCAACGAAGAAAAGGAAACCAAATGACCAAGATAAACCACCTGCACACCAGCCTCACGGAGCCGTTGTCTACCTACCGCCAGTGCGATGTCCAGACCATTCTGACCCAGATGTCACCCGAAGTGACCAGCCTCGTTTCTGGAGGCTTACACAAACGAATCGTGTCAGTTGACCAAGACGGCGAATACACCCCAGTGGGCGTGTTGCTCCCCATGGAGGACAATCTCGCTGTCCGTGTTTTGTACACCTACTTCGATTTTTACGAAGTTCAGCAAATCAAGATTGACGGCGACAAGATGACAATCAACATGGCTTTCGACGGGGTCGATGCGATGCACCTCGGCATGGCTGTTCTCGAGGCTTCGGTCCCCGAGGAGCAAGAATGACCCGATTCAAAATCGTCGACAACAGCAACGGGTCGGGACTTTACGAAGTTCACTCGGCAACTTGCGGGCACATCGGCAAATACATCAAGGAACATCTCATCATGGAGCATGAGACTTTCGAATCGGACGGTAACACCGCTGAAGAGGCGCTCGCTGAGATGATTCAAATGTGGGCTTCAAATGGGGATGATTTCAACGGGTCGGAATCGGGCAGTTGGCAGCATTTGACGAAGATAATGACCTGTGCGAAGAATAAAGCGCCACGCTCGTATTGACTTGACTCGGTATGCCATATCGGATAATCTGTGAGTGGAGGGGAGAGGGTCTCCCAGCCAGAAAGGGGAAAGATGCTCAAGGAGCGCCTTGTCCAAGCAGTGGAGCACGGTCAGTTTGCAAAGACCACCGTCGAAGCCATCGCCGAAGCAGCCCAACAACTTGCCCAGCATCCAACCGAAGAGGCAGCCCATGTTCTCATCGGTCTCATCCACACTCTCGAGCACACCGCTCAAGGTGTTCGCTGGATGTAACGAAAGGAATCAATGTTCGTCATCAAAGCAATCATCCTGAAAAGATATTTCGGATGCGATGACCCAAATCTTGTCACCTTCGACTATCTCAAGGCTCTCATCGCCTACCCATTTCAGTTCATCAAGTAAAGGAAAACCAATGACCACCTACCAATCAAACGAAAAATATCTCGCTTGTTGCGACAGCCATTACGGACTCAAAAAGACTTTGATTGTCCACACTTCTTACGAGGATGAGTGCGGCGGTCAGTACAAGGAATGCTTCAACTGCTACTTCCTTCAGCCAATCAAAGACAAAATCCTTCTCAAACTATCCGCACTAAAGTTCAACCAATCAGTTGAACCATTCTGAAAGGAAAAGCAATGACAACAATTACTGAATACAAGGTGTACCACGACTCACGAGATGCCCATTGGGTGGTCCAAGCAGAAACACCACTGGCAGCCGTGTTGCAGATTTGCGGCTTCATCGAAGAAGAACTCGAACACAACATCGCTGACGGAATTTTCCATTACAAGACAATGTTCCTTGGAATCAACGGCGACCAAAAGTTCGAAACCATCAGCGCAGTGCTGGTCTGAGAAAGGAAAACCAATGGCAACCAAAGTAACCAAGAAACAAGCGCAAGCAATCGAGAAACTGGTCTGTAAAAAGTACGGATACAAAGTTGGAGACCAAGGCGCACCAAAACTCGTCATGGATTTCGACTGGCTCGGTCACGGGGGGAAACCCCACATCGTTTGGGAAGAAGGACCATACGAATGGGCAATCGATTTCACCACCGATGAAGTTGAAGTGTTCCTTGAGCCAATGACAAATTGGGCGCTCGGCATCTACCAAATCTAAAACCAACACAACTCATTGCAGGTAGCCCGCCACTGTGCGGGCTATTATGCGTTCATGGAACATGACGAGGACGAATGGTCTCCCCTACGCTCGGCAACAGCAGCGCTTCACGAAATGTTCATTACGCTAATGGATTCAGGCTTTGAAGAACATCAAGCATTGCAACTTGTGTCGACACTGATGACGAACGGAATGTTTGAATCAGACATCGACGACTGAACCACACTGAAGTACAGCATCACTACACTCAAGCATTAGGATTAAACGCATGGCTGAAAAAGACGACATGATTGAACTTGGCTCGTCTGGCTTACGCCGCACATCGGGCTTCGTCATCGACGACTTCGTAACAGGGCTACAAGGACAAAAGGGAGCCAAAGTCTGGCGAGAGATGTCAGACAACGACCCCATTATCGGGGCAATGATGTTTGCTATTGAACGCCTTATTCTCGAAATCGGCTGGGATGTCGAACCGTACACAGATTCGGTTGATACCGAAGTGACACCAGAGGCTGAAGCCAACGCTCAATTCGTTGAAGAGTGCATGGCAGACATGAGCGAATCATGGTCAACAACGCTGCAGCAAATCCTTTCGTTTCTCATCTACGGCTTTGCCCCATGCGAAATCGTTTACAAACGCCGAAACGGTATGGACCAGAAAGATGGTTCACGACGCTCAAAGTTTAATGACGGCAAAATCGGCTGGCGCAAAGTTGCCCTCAGAGCGCAAGAAACAGTGTGGTCTTGGCAATTCGATGAGACAGGCTCTATCGAAGGTGTCAACCAGATGGACCCTTATGTCCACAAAGGCGTCGTGTTCATCCCTATCGAGAAACTGCTGTTGTTCCGTACAGTGTCAGCACGAAGCAACCCAGAAGGTCGCTCCATTCTTCGTAATGCGTATCGTCCTTGGAAGTTCAAACGAACCATCGAAGAAATCGAAGCGGTTGGTATCGAACGAGATTTAGCAGGATTGCCTGTTGCTTATGTCCCACCGACAATGCTGTCATCGACTGCAACACCACAAGAAGTTTCAGCCCGCAACGCAATTCAAGCAATGATTCGTGGCATCAAGCGCAATGAGAACGAAGGAATTCTTTTCCCGTTGGCTTATGACGCTCAAGGTCGTGAAACCTACAAACTCGAACTTCTCTCGAGCGGCGGCTCACGCCAATTCAACACAGACGCCATCGTTGCCCGATATGACCAACGAATCTCAATGGTCGTCCTCGCAGACTTCATCCTTCTCGGACACGAAAATGTTGGCTCGTTCGCTTTAGGCACATCAAAGATTGACCTCTTCACGACAGCCATCCAGCAAATCTGCAACTCAATCGCTGAAGTGTTTAACGACCATGCGTTGCCTCGTTTGTTCAAACTGAACGGTATGGACACATCGAAACTGCCGAAGATAAAGCCACAGCAAATCGCCCATGTCGACCTTCCTATGCTCGGAGACTTCATTTCCAAGATGGTTCAGGCTGGCGCTATCACCGTCGATTCAGGCTTGGACGAGTACCTTCGTGAACTCACCAACCTGCCTAAAAAGGTTGAAGGTGAAGAAGGCGTCCCAGAGGACCAACTCTCAGCGGACGACATGGCTGAAGATGACGAGGAAGGCGCTCCAGAAGCCGCTGCTGACACTGAAGAAGGCGAAGGTGTACCAATGAAGCCCGAGGTAAAGCAGGAGCCAACAGGTGCCGTTCGTCAGCCGAAAAAGTAATCAGGTCGCAAAGAACGCACTTCCCATCGACCCCCAACTCCTGAAGGATGTTGATGCGATGGCATTGCCGTACCGAGCAGCAATGCAAGGTCTCGACAGGGTCGTTCAAGAAGCAGCCCGCCAAATCGCAAGCGGTGCAGACGCTCTTCAAACCTTTCAGATGCTTTTGTCTGAGTCGGTTGTAGCGCACCTCTCAGCGCAAATCCCTTCCGTGGCTGGTGTTATGTCACGCCAAGCATTCCGTGCCGCTGTGGAGGCAATCAAGACCCTTCCACAAGGTTTAAGCGTCGCTATGTCTTTCGACAAATCAGACCCTCGGGCTATTGCTTGGGCAAGGCTTCGAGCAGGCAAGATGATTGCCCAAATCCAAGATGAGCAGTTGCTCGCTATCCGCCGCATCATCGCCAATGCGATTAGCGAAGGCGTCACAGTTCCGCAGGCAGCAAAACAAATCGAGCAAGTGGTTGGTCTCCACGACCGTTGGCAACGAGCCGTCGATAACTCATACGAGCGTGATGTCCAGCGTTACATCGCAGATGGTGTCAAACCGACACGGGCTGCAACGATGGCTGAACAGAATGCCGTCAAATACCGACAGAAACTGATTCGTGCTCGTGCCCGCAACATTGCCCGCACCGAAGTTATGGCATCTCAAAACCAAGGGACCCTTTTGGCTTGGATGCAAGCAGGCGAAAAAGGGCTTATCAACTTGTCTCTCACGAAGAAGGAATGGATGGCTGGACCTTCGGGATGGAAGGGAATCACCGTATGCGATACATGTGCCCCGCTCAACGGTCAACAAGTTCCAGTGACCTCACCTTTCGATAACGGATTGTTGGCACCACCAGCACACCCATCGTGCCGTTGCCGCATGATTCTCATCCCACCAGAGGTTTAAGAACATGAAACTCATCGCCACCCTCGGTGATATATCGCTCTTCCAAACGGGATATACAACCTTCTACCCTGAATACGAAGCCCTTACGGAAACATTTCCTGCAGGTCACATCTTGGATGCTGAGGGAAAAGTCATCCCAGTACCGAACATCCTTTCGGTGCTCGCAACGCAAGATTGGGTTGTTGTCGCAGACCCAGACGAGCCAGTGGGAAAAGGACGCAAACGCCAATTCGCTTCCCGTGCTGAAGCAGGAAGATACGCCGCCCGTATCCGCTGGGGCAATCGAGGTCCTGATGCGAATGGACCATCAAGCGTCCCATCGAACCCGCTTCCAGTAGCCTCAACAAACGACATTAACGAAGCAATCCTGACTGGTGCACCATACGCACCGTTTTTGCCTGAAAACTTTCCACCAGAACTTAAAGCCGCCCTTGACGAAATCCCGAAATCAGACTCGGTTGGTTCAAAAGGTCCCGCTTCGGATAAAGCAGAACAAATGCTGAGTGATTATTACTTGTCACACATGGACCCAGCGGCGTATACGCCTGAAACGCTCGATGCGTTAGGCAAACTTTCAGTTCATTACAGAGCGCTCACTCCAGAAGGAAACATTTACGGTCGTCGTGACCAAGCAGACCAAATGGCGGAAGTCATGATAAAACGAGTTCACGAACGAATGTATGTCACAGAACTCATCGGTGAACCCGAAGCGTTGGCGTACACAAAAGGCATGGTCGCTTCACCAAACAAACGAGTTGCTGTTGCGGTCCACGCCGACAATTTGATGTCAGTGTTAGACGGCGGGTTTACAACACAATTTGAAACTGGACAATCAGGCGGTTCATACATGCCGCAATACAGGGCTGCCTATGAAGCAGTGACCTTCGGCGTACACCCTGCAACGATTCCCTCTCGACGACCCATCTATGCGAACCTTCATCCTGTTGGAGTTCAAAGCACAAGAACCAACCGCAGCGACCAATATGGAGAAGTCCAATTAGTCGTAAAACAATCGGTACACGCCAGAACCACTTTTACAGTTCAAGACTCACTCGGCTCAAATCGCACACCCGCTGCAGTCAACGGTCCAATCAAAGTAGGACAAGCATCACCAACAGCCCGCAAAGACATGCGCCGACAGTCGGAACACCCTGCAGACAAACCAACCAAATCCGCAAACGGCGAGTCGTACTCTTACGCCGAAGCACAAATTCAACAAGGGCTTAAAGTCTCCGACATTGCATATGTCACAATCCCTAAAGGAAAGCGTTTACCAGCGGGTGCTGCCGCACGACTCAAAGCACTTGGTATCCCAGTTAAACGAACCAACGGCTCAGAAATTCTTGATGATGCGTCTGTTGCTAAGTCGGTTGACGCAACAATTTTTCTCATCATGGAAGCGGTCGGCAAAGCCAAAGCCAAGTCATTTAACGGTGACCGTTCGGCAGCGGCTACCTATGCAGCGCAAGTTCGCTGGGGTAAGAGGGACGCAACAACACCTGCAGCAAGTTCACCTGCCGCTTCATATGGCGAAACTGTGATTGCGGATGAGACACGAGTACAGAGTGATGGCACCTCCATCAGACAAAGCACTTTTACCTTCGACGATAAAAACGGCGAAAAGATGACCATGTATGTCAAATCGCAAGGTGCCGAAGGGCAACAAAATGTTGAAGTTGAACTCAGACAAGGCGGCACAAACGGATTGCTTGTCGGGTCATTAACGGCTTACAGCGACCTAGACAATGACATGGGAGCCAAGGGTAAGTTGGCAATCCAAGAGGTATCTGTGCATTCAAAACACAAGCGCAAGGGATACGCAACAGCCATGATGCGATTGGGTAGCCAGTACAGCCTCGGGTCAGAAAAGATTGTGCACTCGAGCGTGTTGACGGACCAAGGTGCTGCTTTTGCTGCTGCTACCAAAGCCCGACTTCTGGAGAAGGGACGCAAACGCAAGTTTTCCTCTCGAGCCGAAGCCGCCGCTTACGCAGCAAACATTCGTTGGGCAAACAATCGTGGCGGCGAACAGCCTCACATGAGGGAGATGCGATTAGAGGCTGAAGCCCTTCGCCTCGAAGTTGACGCCCTTAACGGCACGGTCAGTTTCGATAATATGAAGCGAACAACGCTAAGTATCACAAACCCAAATAATCCCAAAGCATGGTCAGACGCAAAAGGCGATATCCAAATCAACGCCGCCAACAACGAAATGATTCCCTCACAGAAAGTTGCTGCCCTTCATGACCGTGTCACAGCGCTCGGCGGGAAAATGCACAAGGAAGCAGAATCACGACTCAACGCAGATATCGCCAGTGGAAAAGTTACAACTGGTGAACAAGCACACGCAGCGTATGCAGGGCACATGCGGGATGTCGTGGCTGAAGTCCGACCTGTCGGTGGTTCTATCGAAATCAAACCATCGGGAATCACCTCACAAAAAGACTTCGAGACCGTCGATGCGTCCATGAAAACCGTCGCTGCAACAATGCCAACCGACTGGTCAAGCGCCAGTAAAGGAGCGGACCTTTCTGTTGCCTCTGATTGGCAAATCGACAACGGAAGTTTTCAACCACCACGACGAGGCACCCCAGAGCCACTTATCAGTATCCCAATTCAAGCAACCCTGACCAAAAGAGGCGACAAAGACATGCTCGGCGTAGTCGGTCACGAATACACGCACTTTGTTGAGTACAAACGCCCAGCGGTAAGAGCCTTAGAAGTGGCGTTTACCACTCACCGCACCACAGGTTTAACAAGGGAGCATTTCGATGGCACAGGCGGTTCGTCGTTGAGCAGCAGAATGCGTACCACCAAACGAGAAGGTCGTGTCGCAGTTCAAACACCAGACGGAAAAATGCGGTTTGAAATCGACAAAGACTCGTATGCAAACCTCTACAGCGGACGCCGTTATGACTCAGCAGTTAAAACAGTTCCCCCGTACAAGCAGGAGAACAACACCAGAAGCGGCTATTTTGAAGTCATGAGTACAGGCATGGAGCAAATCCTCAACGGCAACAAAGGCGGCTTTGACAACAACCACATCAACTTCGTTTTGGGAGTGATGGCAACAGCATGACCCTTCTCTGGAAGTTCGATGTCGACAAGAAACCTCAAACAGCCGAGTGGCGTGACGGCGCTATGCGATGCACCATGCCAGAGGTAATTGCCATGGTCGACGCTTTGATAACGGCTGGCGACAAACTACCTTGCGGGTCCGCAACCCTAATGGTGACCCCAACCTTGGAAAACGAGGCTGGTGCTTACGCTGTCATCTCGGAAGCAGTCTGGGAAACCGCTGATTTCTTGACAATCAAATTCCCACAATCAGAAGCCACCATCACCACCGATGTTGTGCTACCTGAAGAGGACGACCTTGAGAAAGCCAAGTCGTTCGGCGGTGACCGTTCTGCAGCAGCGGCTTACGCAGCGAACATGCGATGGGGCAACCGCTTTGACCCGCTTGCTGTAAGAGAAGTCGGAGGTCATGCGCTTGAACAACACATCGATTCGCTGTATCCCCACAAAGAGGATGAGGATTTCCCGTTTAACTCTTCACAGGCTGCAGCCGTTTTGGATTACACCGAACAAGGCTGGGACATAAACAACTCACTGAGGCAGCAAGCCGCAAACGACCCCAGAGCCAGTTCAGAGCACTCTGGAACCATCAAACAAATAGATTCAGCCTTTGATAGCGCTGAACCCCTAACTGACGCTGTAGTGCTCCACAGAGGCTTAGGCGTCAGCCCCAAAGACGCAACAGGTTCTGGCACTATGTCCTTCTTTTCAGGATTGAAAGTTGGGCAATCCTTTTCTGACCCTGCTTTCTCGTCCACCAGCACCCACGAGAAAATATCATCAGAATATGCCGTTGGCAGCAAAATACGATTCAAAATCGTAGTTCCAGCAGGCAAAAAAGTTTTGCCGATAAACACGGTACTGGGCAAGAAGAATCACTACTTTGGTGAACACGAAGTCCTTCTGCCAAGAGGGTCCAAATTCAAAGTTGTTGAAATAATTAACGAAACATGGAGCGTCGACATGGGTGTTGGGCGTACAATAAAGGTGGTGATGGAATGAAAAAGAACAATTACGGATATTCGAGTCTTGCTGGTCTCAAGTTCATCGACGAAGATGGCAACGAGATGGACGCCGTCGATGCGATGCACCAAGACGACCCGAAGCCAACAGAAGAAACTGACTCGACCGACCTTTAGTACGGCTTGACCACAGTGATGTCGGTACGATGATTCGGTGGATGAATACCCAGACCTGACTGCCCGCCAACAGGCGATGTATCAGGCTTATGAGATAATCACTGAAGCGTTCGGCATGTTCGACAAATCAAGTGGTCCAGACGGTGCCCACTACATGTCCGAGAGCGACAATCCCTTTGCTGAAGAAGGGCTTATGTGCGCCAACTGCTCCTTCTATGAAGGCGGTCAAGCCTGTGAGATAGTCAAAGGCGAAATCGAACCGATGGCTCTCTGCAAACTCTGGGTTATCAAACACACCCTGATAGACGACACTGTCCAGAAGGCGACCTACAGCCCTCCAGAGGGCGTCAGAAACGCCGCAAAGCAAGCATTGAAGTGGATAGCCGACGGACAGGCTGGTGACGGTTTCACGGCTACTGGACGCTACAGAGCAGAGACTCTCGCCGCTGGCAAATCAGTCGGTCTCGACACAATCAAACGAATGAATTCATTCTTTGCCCGTCATGAAGTTGACAAGCAGGGCGAAGGTTGGAGCAGTGATTCTGACCAGTATCCATCAGCAGGTCGTGTTGCATGGGCAGCATGGGGCGGCGATGCTGGCTGGACTTGGGCTAAATCAGTGTTGAACTCAGACGATGTTGAAAAGGGCAGCCGTTCCGCAGCAGGTACTTACGCTGCAAACATTCGCTGGGGCGGCAGAGGTGCTGATGCGACTGCACCCGCCACTAATCCCACACCACCAACAACCATCAGCAAAGAGCAAGTCCCCGATTATGTCCAAGGGCTGCTAAAAGGCGATGGCACAGCAGATTTAAGCACCACAACTATCACAGGCACACCGTTCTTTGCACCGAACGCTGGCTCCCTGAGCCGCACGGACATGCCGCAAGTACCGACCAATCGCAAGGCTGAATTCATTGCCGATGTCCAGAAAAAAGGGTTAACAGTGTCCCACGAATCAGTTGACCCAGCCACTTTGAAACCAACCCAAAAAGACATCAACGGCAAATCGTCCGCCGAGATTATGCAGCGAGAAACAGCCCGAGGAGAGCAAGCATTCTCCGCAAATCCTGTCGGGTCCATCGTCGTATCATCAGATGGTTTCGTTATGGACGGTCACCACCGTTGGGCTGCCGCTTCACTCAGTTCGACTATGCGACCAACAACAATCTCCATCATTCGTATCGGTGCCCCCCAGAAAGAACTTTTGGGTGTCATGGACCAATGGGGCAAAGCCAACAACATCGCCCGCCGTGGCTTCGGAGACCACATCCCATCGGTATCGAAGATGCTGGCGTTCAACAAAGCGTGTGACCTAGCCTTAACTGCTCAGAAGGAATTACTCAATGACCCAAATGAATGACCTCATAGCGCAAGCCCAAGAGTGGATTGCTGGCGACCGTATCTGGGACGACATGGATGCGAACCTGCAATCAGTCATTGACGACCTCATCGCAGAAGAATCTGACGAAGGTGAATTGGTTGACGCTGAGGACGAACTGCTCGAGGAAGTGTTGACGAAGAGTGACCCTGATTCTTCTGATGTCCATGTTGATGGCGTCAATTGGAAAACATCTTCGAAGAAAAAGAAGAAGCCTGCCGCCGCCGATGCGATGGACTTAATCCAGAAAGCCAACGAAGAACAAAAGTTCACCCTCGGACCTTGGTACATCCCAAATCGGGAAGATGCCCACGGTGAATGGTCAGATGCTGACGAACTCCAGAAAGCCCTCTGGGATTATGTCCGCCTTGGCAACCGTGATATCCGCCTTCAGCACAACACAGACATCGTGGCAGGCGAATGGGTCGAAGCCATGTCTTTCCCTGTCCCTGTAACGCTCAACATGAAGAAGGCTGGCGGAGACAGCAAAGAAGTGACCTACCCGACAGGCACCGTTTTCCTCGGAGTCAAATGGAACGACTGGGCTTGGGAAATGGTGAAAGAAAACAAAATCACTGGATTCTCTATCGGCGGTTCCGCTGCCCGAGTCGAAATGGGTATCCCCGCTGACGAGATGGAAAGCCTCACCAAAAATCGGTTCACGACCGCAGCCGTTGCCGCTGAATACGCCAATGACATCAAGACATCACGCAATCAAGACCCAATCTCAAAGCAATCACCAGACGAAGATTCCCTCAAGACCGCTATCCGCAATCTCATCAACGGTGTCACGCCAGAAGCCGAAGTTGTACAAGAACCTGTACAAGTCGAGCCAGAGGTCAAGAAGTCAATCATCATCGGCAATGTCCGCTATGCGATTGTCCCTCTATCGAAATCCTTTGGCGACAAAGTGTTCAATGTCGCTGGTTTGTACGGCGAAGATGGCTCAGTATCGGTAGTCCGTACAGACGGCGAACGCTTTTGGGCTTCTGGTGCCAAGTATCTCGAGAATCTTCCGTTCCATGTGGCTCAGTATGCGTTTGCTGAAGTAGCCAAAGCCAAACAATCTTTTGGTGGTAATCGTTCCGCCGCTGGGCAATACGCTGCCGATGTTCGTTGGGGAAGAGTCGCTGGGGAGCAGAAAACAGTTTCTGAAATGGCTGGACGAGGAATCGCCGCAACTGGGACGGGTGGTATGCCTGCAGCAACAACCGAAGGCGGGATGGTCCAAGAAACCAGATTTGCTTCTCTACAGACCCATTGTGACTTCGATGCGATGGCTGCCGACATGAAAGCACAAGGTCTAAACCCGAGCGTCGACGAACCTGATTACTCGACTTTGCGGAAGCACATCACTCCAGAGCGGGCAGCCCTTCACGACAAAATCATTGATAGTCACTTCCAAAATGAAGATGGAACACCAAAAACACCACCTGCTGGTCAACCAGAATATGTGTTTATGGGCGGCGGTCCAGCATCGGGTAAATCATCAATGCTTGCAGAGGGTGCAGGACCAGAGTGGGCAGGAAACGGCACAAATCGTAGTGATTCCCGTGGAGGTCGTGGTACAGACAGACATTCAGTTGCTATCAACGCAGACGAAATCAAAGGTGACTTACCTCCCTACGGAGCGCTCGTTGGAGGTGCAGGTTCCAAAGGCGGCGTAGGTGTTGCTCGCAGAGTCGGTCAAATGACAGCGGCTTCAACTGTCCACGAAGAATCGTCAATTCTTGGTAAGGCTGTAAACGCAAGGGCTGTTCAAGGCGGATTCAATGTGATTCTTGACGGCACTGGCGATAACAGCGCTAAAAGCATGACAGGAAAAATCGACCAGATTCGTAACGCTCGAGGTCCTGAAGGCGCTGCTCTTAATTACAGAGTTACAGGGATTTATGCGACTGTCCCAACAGCAATGGCTGTTCAGCGAGCAAGAGACCGTGGACGCCCAGTCGGTCAGAAATACTACAAAGATGGCGACAAACCAGATAATCCAACAGGCTCTGGTCAAGGTCGATATGTCAACGATTCAATCGTTGTAGGAACCCATCGTGGTGTGTCAACGGTGTTCCCTGTTGTGGCTGGACAGTTCGACAGCGTCAAACTTCTTGACACCTCGGGTAATCCACCCCGCTTGATTTTGTCTGGCACAAAGGGTAAGGGTATTGTTGTAAATGATGAAAAGGCATATGCCGATTTTGTGGCTAAAGGATAAATAATGACTGTTGATGAATTGATTGCATTCTGGAAAAGCGTTGATGTTGATGGACGCCGTATCGAACAACTCTACGCAATGATATTGAATGGGGTACAAAAGGAAAAGGCTTTCTTACAGAACGAAGATGAATCAAAGGCGTGGGATGTTATCTCAGATGATGTCAACCAAAACCCACCGCCTGAAGGTTCAATCATCGAAATACCTTCCTTCAACTAACCAATCACAAACAGGAACAACCATGGAATCATCTATCCCAAAAACAGACATCGGCGTTCTCTATGCGTTGCACCATACTGCTCTGGAAATCGTTTCAGACCAAGAATGGCTTGGGGTTATCGGTGAGGTTCGTAAAGCAGGCGGCATCCGCAATGTCGAAGGATACGCACGATTCGTTCTTGAGCAGGCAACACAGCAAATCGTTCTTGAGAAGGCAGCACAGAACTTCGGCGGCAATCGTTCAGCAGCAGGTTCCTACGCAGCACACATGCGCTGGCGTGGTTCAAACAGCGGCGGGATAGAAGCAGCACAAACCCAAGCCCGTCAAGCAGCAGAAGCCCGCTGGGGTGGCGCAAAAGACAAAGCAAAAGTATCTGACGGTGCTGTAGCAACATCTAACCCTGCAGGCGCAGGCGAAGCCATGAACATGGAAAAAATCGGTGAGGCTTCCACCGCTGCAATCGCTTCGGTCGGTGCAGATTCACCTGCAGGAAAAGCAATCACTGGTGCCAACAAAGACCTTGCAGCCTCCCGCAAAGCCGATGTCAACGGCAACTCTTTCGATGCTTGGAACTCAGCAGCATCCGCCGAATTTGCAGTCAGACCACACGCTCAAGCCCGAGGCGCTAAAGCCGCCGTCAAAAGACTTCATGGCATGCTCGAACGATTGGTCCTTGATATGACTGATGCGTTCTACGCCGAGAGAGCAGCATGAACCCAGCAGACGAAATAGTTCTGAAAGCACTCGAGCCTTTTATGACCGATGACGCTTATGCGTATGTCGTTGAAAAGACAAATGAAGCAGGTGGCATCAGAGAACTGACTGACCCGACAGCAACAAGACAACTTGATATCGCAAAACGAGCCTTCGGCGGTGACCGTTCAGCAGCGGCGTCTTATGCGGCAAATGCCCGTTGGAAAGGCAAAAAAGAAGAATTTATGACCGCCGACATAAAGGGCAATAAACAACGGACAGCCCAAATGGGTGGCGTCGATACTCAATTTAATGTGAAGCCAATCAAAATCACCGATATCAAAACTGGTGACATTGTTTCGTTGGCATCAACCAAAACCCCTCAAAAAGTTACGGCGATTTCAATCAAAGACGGAAAAGCCGCTATTGCCACTCGAGATTTAACTTCAAACAACCGTTACAACAGCATTGTCCCAGCGTCGGGAGAAGGTCGTATGTGGACCCCAATCTCTCAAGAAGAAGTCGCCAAACGAGCCTTCGGTGGTGACCGTTCCGCAGCCGCCGCTTACGCAGCCAACGCCCGTTGGGGAGGCGCTTCAATAGGTTCAAAAGGTCAAGCAATCGGTGTGACAGTCAATGGCTCACACACACCAGTAAATTTCTCAGTCACAGAAATAGCAGCAGCCGATGTAAAGTTTGGTGACACAATCCTGAACGCACACGGGCAACCTGCTTGGGTGACGGGTTCCATGATTCACCAGAGTCCTTCTGGATACGACCACATCATTTCGTCAACCCCAGTGGCATACACAACAGGTCGCAGCGGTCAATTGCAGCATTCACTACCACCAAACTTTCATGCGTCGAGCAACCCGTCAGACAATCTGGTTGTACCCGCTGGAACGCTCGGTCCTAAAGTGAAAGTGCTATCGGCGGTTGGGTTGGGAAAAACAACAGGCTCAACTAGCGGACGGATAGACGCCAGTCGCAAAATTGACCCAACAAAAATCACAGCAGCGGATACTGCTTTCATCAACGCTGGGGCATCGGGACCAGAACGAGTTCGTCGTCGCACAACCGTAATTGATAATTACGCTTCTCAGGGTAAAGATGTTTCCATCCCTGCAACCAGAGGCTCAAGGGGCGGAGCGCAATGGCTGGGGACATCTGGTCAGTAGTGTTGGATGCGATGCACCACGAAATCACTACAGCCAGCGAACCACCCGAAATCGTTTTGGCGTGGATAGCCCAACTTCTCAATCCTGACTTTATTGCCTTGCTCAAGGTTTGTCCCTTCGACAAGGTCGACATTCGGCTGGCAGCCTCTAAAGGGCGTGTTTCGAAGGCTCCAATGATTGTTTTCAATGGCGGTCCTCAAGAGTTCCAAAACCTCTAGTGTGAAATCCGTCACACCTGCAATATAAGGGTTTCCCGAGGTCGAACTCCGCAAATCCTTATGTTTTAAGGCTTTTGACAGCAATCACAAATTTGACATGTGGTAAACTAAGTTTGCAATCGAATGAAAGGACTCGTGATGCACAAATACAAATGTCCTAAATGTGGGCAGCAGTTCTCGACGGAACTAAAACTCAAGGAAGCGCCCATCTGTGCTCGTCAGGATAGGAAGGTCACTCATCCCGTCAAGATGGTGCCGCTCCTGATTCCGCAGAAGGCTTGACATGGCATCTCAAAGAAAGTGGCAAACGGGGTTCAACGGAAAGCGTCAGGGATTCCTCCCGACGAATGTTGAAGGCTTGACACACCATTCCATATCGGATAATCTGAAGGTGAAGGAGGTCCTCATGACCAACAAACTGACCACAGAAATTCTCCTCCACCGCTTGGAGGCTCTCAAAGAATCGGTTGCTCACCTCGCCAAAATCGCAGCAAAGGTTGAAGCACCAGCGCCAGAAATCGTAATCGTCGACCGATACGAAAAGCCTCACCACGACGATGAGACTGGTGCCGACATCATCGAGACATGGCTCAAGATTGAGATTCTCAACGCTTACCCAGTCCTTGAAGGCGACTGGAAATTCGTTGCCGCAATCGACCACATCGCTGAAGGCGTAAACATCACTCGTATCGCTCCCGACTTCAGGGACCAAGACTTCAGCCATCTCCAGCAAGCCGACTCGAAATGCGACCACTGCAAAGTCAACCGCAACCGTAACCACACCTTCCTCTTCCAAGATTCCGAAGGCAAGATGATGCAAGTCGGTTCGACCTGCATGACTGACTTCTTGGGTCACCAACTCAAGTTCCAGTGGCTCGAATGGATTGACGAGTTCTCCGATGACCAGAGCATCTTCGGTCGGAGCAGCGGTGGCGGCTTACGCTTCAGTGTTCTTGACCTTCTGGTTGCAGCCCACCGACTCATCTCGGTTCACGGCTTCCACAAAGCAGATTCAGAATCCCCAACAAAGAACATGCTCAACAATCTCCTGATGCGCCCTCGGTTCTTCACAGAGATTCCAAACATCACTGAAGAAGGCATGGCAGAAATCAAAGCAGCCGTTGAGTGGATTAAAAGCGAGGACTACTCCAGCGAGTACATCAGCAATCTCAAGGTAGTGATAGAGCACGACAGGAGCGACAGCCGCTACCACGGTCTCATCGCCTCTCTGATTCCCGCCTACCGTCGTCACTTGGGCTTGATAGTCGAACGGGCAGCCCGTGAAGTTGAAGTCAAAGTTCCAGTGATTACAGGCGAAAAGGTCCAAATCACAGGCGTGGTGGTCAGTGTCGCTTTGAAGGAAACAGAGTGGGGTTACCGTGAGGTGATGACAGTCAGGGATGACCGTGGCTTCAAGGTCTGGGGAACTCGCCCAGCGAAAATCAGCGATTGCTCAATCGGTGACAAAGTGACATTCATTGCAAACATCGAGGCTTCGACTGAAGATGAGTGCTTCGGTTTCTACAAGCGCCCATCGAAAGTGACAATCGAGTACATCGACAACCCAGTTCACTAAACACCACTGAAGTTGCCAGTTGTATGCGATGACATACAATTCAAAGAACCGAGACCCGAGGGTCGTCAGCCAAAAGGCTTACGATGTTCGGGTTTTTCTTTGAGGAAATATGACAGCAAAGATACCTAAAAAGATGGTGGCACTTAAAGTGCTAGAAACCAGCGGTGTTGACCACCCTGCCCATCTTGAAGAAGGTTGGATAGTCATGAAGAATGCAACCCCCATGGAGGATTCAATGGCAAATGCAGAAGATGAAGTCGTTGTAGACATCAATGAGCAGTACATCGACCGTGTGGTCGAACTGGAAGCAGAGTTAACAAAGGCTCGTGAAGTAATCGCTGAACTTAAAAAAGCAGCCGATGCGATTGAACCTGAAGAAGATGATGCACCTGTTGACGAAGAAGAGGCACTTATTAAGTCCCTTCCAGAGCCAGTTCGGGAAATGCTTGCTAAAGCAGCAGCCGATACTGAAGCAGCCCGTGCAGAACTCCGCAAGGAAAAAGAAATTCAGCGTGACCGTGAATTCGTTGCCAAGGCAGCAACATGGTCAAACCTTTCACTGGAAGCCGATGATTTCGGTGTCGCACTCCGCAAGGTTGCAGACATCAACTCGGACCTTGCAGTAACAATCGAGAAGGCTTTTGATGCAGTTAATGCACAGCAAGAAGCAGCAGCCATCTTCTCGGAACTCGGTGGAAATAACCGTTCTTCGTCAAGCGATGCGTTCGGCAAGGTTTCAAGCCTTGCCAAAGCAGCAGTTGACGCAGGCGAATTTAAGACCGTCGAACAAGCAATCAGCGGTCTGGTTGCCAAAAACCCAGACCTTTACACCCAATACCTCTCAGAGAAGTAAGGAAGGAAAATCCCATGGCATACGAGTTTTCAAATTACAGCGTCAAGGTTTCCCTTGTTGCTGGTGGAGACCTCTCATCATCGCAGTTCAGGTTCGTTAAGTTGAACTCGAGTGGACAAGTCATTGCAGTTGCTGCAGCGACCGACCGTCCAATCGGTGTTCTTCAGAACAGTCCTGCATCTGGCGGAGTGGCAGAAGTGCTGATTTCTGGCGGTACCAAGTTGGTACTCGGCGGAACAGTTACTGAAGGACAAATCGTCAGCCCAAGTGCAACTGGTACAGCAGTAACAATTACTGTCGGTACCGACACCACAAAATACATCTGCGGAAGCGCTCTCACAGAGGGTGTATCTGGAGAAATCATTACAGCCGTTATCGCTTGCCAGTCCGCTGGACGAGCAGCCTAAGTAGAAGGAACAACCTCAAATGGCACAGCCAACACAGACATCAGTACACATTGATGCGATTCTGACAAACATCAG